TCAACCATCTCAAAAGACTTCATTCTATTGAGAATTTTCATAAAATCAATCAAACCATTCTTTTCATGTTCACGAGTGAAATCAGACTGTCTAAAGTCACCACAAAAGATTATCTTACAATTTTTACCAACACGAGTGATTACCGAATCCAGTTCGTGCAATGTCATATTGGCAATCTCATCAACCACGATGATACAATCATTAAGAGTGATTCCTCGAATGAAACTAGTGGAGATAAACTCGACGAGGTCCTTCCCTTTAAGAAATTCATATGCGTCACTTCTTCCAAACAGTTCCGTGAAGATTGCCTGATATGGTGCTTCGTAAACTTTGGCTTTCTCTTTGTTGTTTCCTGGGAGGAATCCCATGTCTCTGGTCGGAACAACTGACCTGACGAGTACCAACTTAGAATATTTTCCTCCATTATCAAGGATGGTACGCAATGAAAGGTAGATTGAGAGGAATGATTTGCCTGTTCCTGCGATTCCATGGAGTAATAGGTTCTTTCCTTGTTCATAATATTCAAATGTTAGCTTTTGATTTTCAGTTAGTGGTTCAATGCGTTTTAGATTTAATATTGATCTTTGTTGATTTATCTCATTTTGTCTGTTTTGTTGATTAATACGACGCTGCTTACGAGTTAATCTCTTTTCTGTCATTGAACCTGCTTTTTAATGGGTGTTAATCGTACTCCTAGTTATTCCTTTGGAGTTACCCTTCTTAATATGTTTCAAAAGATCTCGGAAACCTTGATCGGGCTTTCCTAGACCTCTACCAGAATGGATCAGAGGAGCACCATTAACAAGTTGAGTGATGTGAGGGTTTTCTTTTAAGAAGATGTCTAGAGCAGAGATAGACATAAAGTCCTCGAACTCTTCGTTCGTTTCATTGTTTAAAAAACGATATGTTGGCACTATCTACCGCTCCCTTCGAATGGAATGTAATCGTCCCATTCATCTTCATCTTCGATTAGAGCTGATATGTCCTTTGTCTTCAAGGCGCGATCAACTCTCTTCGCCTCATATTTATTAATTCTATTTTTTGGATTGTCGTTGTACTCTTCATTATCATCATAAGAGTAGTCATTCTTACGAAACTTTTTAATATTCTGCTTGCTCATTCTGGTAGAAGTCCTGGAAATGCTTCGTTGACGATTTCGGCGGTAATGCCCTTGTAAGGGAGTTTCTTATCCTTGATGTTACATAGGAGTACTGCATCCTTTGGTGCAACTGATTCTAGAAGTTCGATGAACAATGCTTCTCTACGCATCTGCTTAAGAGCTGGATTACCACCCTCAACAAAGTGAATAAGGCGACGACATTCTCTAATCAAAACATTTTCCTGATCTGGAAGTTCGCTTGACTTATATGGCGGTGTACCTTCTGGAAGCATCCACTTCACTCTAGGATCAAAAGCGCCCTGCAAAATAGTACGAATAACGTCGCTATTATTATACCTTAGAGCGGCAATTTTTTCATTTTTATTTTTCAATTTGCTGACCTTTTCTAGAAATTCAGCAACACCAACTCTAGTACTCATTAAAATTCTCCAACATGTTCCATTAAGTTTTTAAGCTTGTTGACGATAAAATAATTAAACAACTTAGATCTATCTTTCTTATCCTGTGTTTCATAAGACTCGATAATCTTTTCCTTCAAATCCGAAGGTATCATACTTAGGTCGATCAACATTTTATTACGATGATAGTTGCGCTGAGTAAAATCGTCCATAGAGTCCATATCAAAAACAAACTGATCGATCTTCTTCTGAGTCAACGGTTTCTGGCGCTGCCCGATAACAAAGCAATTATCAGGAGAAAGTACGTTAGGTACGCCATCCCCAGAGTCTCCCTTTAAAATATGTTCTTCTAGATATCTCTTAGGATTATCATGCTTTATCCACTTCTTACGAACAGGATCATACTGCTTCACTGATTTGTTTGTATGAAGCTGAATGAAGTCCTTATCGCCAGACATAATCAAAATATCTTCATCAACATATCCTACGAGAGTTGCAATGATATCATCAGCTTCTGCCGTTTCAATGTCGACGACTCGATAGGGGAAAAATTCCTTGAGTTCGGCCCGAATCTTATTCATCGTCTCAAAGATTTGTTTCCAGTTTAGTTCTGACTTTTCCTGGTTCTTTTTACGATTAGCCTTATAATAGGAGAAGTATTGCTTACGCCAGACATTGGTGTTATCGCAAGCAATTACCATTTCGCCGTATTCTTCTCCGAACTTACTCTTATAAGAGCGAAGGGAATTGAGGACCATATGGCGAACCATTGATTCCTCGATACTTGCGTTGGTATGGTTTCCAATCTGCATCATGAGATTGGACAGCATCACTTGATTGAGATCAACGATAATCATGATTATATTTTAGCTTTCGCTACCTTCCTTGTCAATATCTAATTCCATATTAATCTTCTTGGCAACTGTTAGACCACCATCGATTGATTCTAAGAATATGTTCTCTGCAAGTTCCTGGAAAGGATGATCTATTCCGTGATATTTGCATAGTAGAGCCCTAATCGATTCAACAATAAGAGCTCCGTTCTTGATGTTAACGTCTTCATCGTCGTCATCTTCAGCGAGAGAGAAACCAGCTATTTCGATATTTGTGAAGAGAATAGGAATGATTGTTGCTAGAGTTTCATTGATATGATTGTGTTTAACCATATTAATACCAAGACTGACGTCTTCATTAGTAATATCTCGTGGCCTTGGTGTTCCTTTAGACGGGAATTGAATAACGTTACTTGGTTTTTCCATATGATTTATTCTACCTTAAGACTTATAATAAGTCAACCCAATATTTATTAGCAATGAGATGTTATACGACTTCCATTCTCTGTAAAGCTAAAGTCGTAAACTTTACACTCAGTTCCTTCAGTTACTGCCTTGACAACAGACTCTCTTTTATCTGGTTCAACATAGAACATAAAGAATCCACCGCCACCAGCTCCCAGAAGTTTTCCACCAATCGATCCTGCATCAAGAGCTCTTGTATAGATCTGATCGAAATAATCTTGAGAAATTTCCTTGACTACACTTTTCTTATCGATCCAAGCTTCGTGAAGAAGATAACCAAAATTTTGAAGTTTACCTTCCTTTAGATATCTAGCACCAACGTATGCCTTGTCTCTGCTACGTTTGACTAGATCAAATTTATCTTGATCAGACATAGCTGCTTGTTGCTTCTGTAAAATGCTATTGGCTGATCTACCACGACCAGAATAGACAAGAAGAAGTCGATCTTCCAAATCACACCACATATCTCTATTATGAGTAATAGGTTTAACTTCTACGACTCCACCCTTGTTGAATTCAAATAGATTCATACCACCATAGGCAGCTGCATATTGATCCTGCTTACCGACAGGATATCCACACAGATCCATTTCAATCTTACAAGCTGTATCTGCCAAATATTCTCTTGATACCAACGAGTCATACCTACACTGATTGGCAAGAACATTAACCAACCCAACAGTGAATGATGACGATGAACCAAGACCAGAACCCTTGGCAAGAATATCAGCTATTGAAGCAATTGTATATTCCTTTTGAATATTATAATGCTTCAAGCTTTCTCTTGTTATAGCATGCTGCATCTGCTCCACATCAGGGAATTCTTCGATCGTATCGTACATGATCTTAATTCCTAGATGTGGAGTCTTATGAAGGCATACGTATATATGTTTGTCAATTGTTACTGATAAAGCTGCACCTCTTTCTCTTTCGTAGAAAGAGGGCATATCGCTTCCTCCTGAGAAGAAGCTAATACGTAAAGGTGTCTTAGAAATAATCATTGAGCTGTCTTATAAACAAAAGTATTGTTTTTTGTTTCAGGGATAATTCTTGATTCTACAGTAGGGTATTCATCATTCAACATTCTTAGAATATTTTTCCACTTGTCATAAATTATATCTGGATTAAATCTTGTATCAATGAAATTTTTATTAAAAATTAATCTATTTTTCACAGCTGCTTTGTTGTTTCTAACAACATTAATAGCAACTAACAGATTTTTAAAGAATATATTGGCATGAGTGTTAACATCACTAGAACCGTCATACATAAAATTTAATCCACCAGTTGTATCAATCAATGCACCAAAGTTAGGATGAACACAAGCAAGTCCAGCACTCATAGCTTCTAGGACAGAACGGCAAGAAGTTTCTTCCCATACAGATGGATAAGCTTGTATATGATAGGTAGGAAGCTTCTTCATCAACTCGTCGTGAGGCGTATATCCATAATAAGTCACTTGTGGATGATTTTCGCAAAACTTATAGAGTTCTTCAAATTGCTTATCTGCTTCATCCCAACCATAAATTTTAAATGAAGAGTGAACGTGAAGATGAACTTTTTTGTCTTGTTTTGCTAATTCCTCGAAAACAGCACAGAGAATATTAAGCCCTCTATGCGGCGTTGTTGTGTAACAGATATGTACCGTATCGTCAACGTCTGGTTTATCATCCATATTGAATTTCAATGGAACTATAGCGCTTTCAATAACAGCACTCTTATCAGAATAAGGAAAGTTCAACTTACTTCGAAACTGTTGATACTGCCAGTTAGAGATGAATACAATCTTATGAAAGAGATTTCTATAGTTTTCATCTTGTAATTTAACACATTCAGGGTCTTCTGGTAGATCATGAAGAGTAAGAATTCTAATCTTATCTTTTTCTAGATCCCTAACACGTCCGGGAATAATCTGTACATTCTCTAGTAAACTTCTATCGATAGTACCATCATATATGAAACGCATGAACATTTCAGTCCCGCCGTTTGCATTCTTACCCATTTCGTTTTTTTCAATCAAGTCCCAATTATTTGGCATATTATCCTCAACAATTAATATTGAATCCAGAAGCTAAGGCATCATTATAAAACATCTTGACAGTCTCAAGAGAATAAAGAGTAAGATCCTTACCCATATTAGACTGCATCTTTTCAATCATTGGATATGGCATTGTAATAATATCAGCTCCCGAACGTTCAGCCTGTACAAAGTTAAAAGGTTCGCGACTCGAAGCCCACAAGAATTCAATCTTGGTATTATTGTTCTTCATGGTACTAAAATGTTCAACTGCGTTCTTCATTGATTCCTCTGGGCAATAACCAGCATCGGCAATACGGCCAGAGAAAATAGAAACAATACCAGGAACGAATAAATTAAGATTAGCACATACTTCCTTAACCTGTTCCTGAGTAAACACAGCAGTCACATTACAGCAAACTCCAGTATCTGACAATCCTCTATACAAAGGAGCAGTTGAAGTTCCATCAGTTGTAGTAACAGGAATTTTGACGTAGACCTGATAATTAAATCTCTTGCCCCAAGAGTCAATCAACAAAGCTTGCTTGTTCATAGTCTCGAGATCATCAGCAAATACTTCAAGACTAAGAGATGTTTCTGGTCTCGTCTTTGATAGATGCTCAATAACGTCTAGAGCGAACGACTGATAATCAGTAACGCCAGCTTGCTTCATAAGAGTAGGATTAGTTGTAAATCCTACAATCTTTTCATTATCAGCTGCCTTGACAATACCATCAAAGTCAGCACCATCAGCAAATAACTTAATCATTATATCACCACTTTGTTTTGTTGATCTGAAGCTTAGGATGAGAAACGATGCAGTGCCATACTACTGCTTGAAACGCTTCTGAATGAGGTGTAATTCTTGTAGGAGAAATTGCTGGTACAACTACCATATGCTTGCATCGTCTAGCGGCATATCCATCAGCCTTGCCGACTACACCAACAACACCGCCATGATTATTTAGTGCATAATTAATAGCCTTAATCAATCCTACAGACACATTCTTTTCTTCATCACCGCCTCCAACGGATAGAACGAATAGAGTGTCTTTGCTAGAGAATTTGCTGACTCTGAGATACTCTTCGAATATAGTGTCGAATCCTTCATCGTTAGTTCTTGCAGTGATTTCAGATACGTTATCTGTAGGAGCATAAGTTTCGATGCCGCAGAGCTTGCGAAGATCGTTGACCATGTGAGAGGCGTTTCCAGCGGATCCACCGACTCCAACGACGAATACACGTCCTTCACGTACATCTCTAGTTGAGACCAATTCATTTACAATTTCCTCAATCTTATTTCTATCAATATCAGAAGCAATCTGAATCACTTCATCAAAAAAATTATCACTAAAACTCAT